TGAACTTGTTGTTGTTCTTGGTACAGCGCGTTGGCTGCTGGGATGTCTGAGTACGCAGTCATGTCACTTCCTCAGTGCTGGAGGATTGACAACACCCAAGTCAGCGAGCTGTTGTTCAAGATAAGTCTGTCGCTGAACCAACCAGTCTTTTAAGTCACTCATCAATTGATCTGACGCTGGCTGGTCTAGAGTAATCATCACCGGCATCAACATCGTCGCTCCGCCAACCGGTGGTGTCGGTTGCAAACCCATTGGCGCGGGCGGCTGACCAATAGTGAAACTTACAAGCGTAGCACCGGCTTCAATATTAGAGATCGCTACTTGTGTGCGTTCGTTCTCGCCGTGTAGAACGTTGACTTGCGGAACGTCGGAATACTCAGTCATGCTAACCTCGCTCTCAGTTCTGCCACTTCAGCAGCCAGTTCCTGTACTGCCTTCCACAATACCGCTGTCATTGCGCTGTAGTTAAGCCCACGCGGTGGATCGTCTGAAGTGATTACTGGCGGCACGAGTGATGGGATATCTGTTGGCTTATAGACTGGCGCGCCGCCGCTAAAGTCATAACCGCGCGCTTCCATTTCCGCTCCGACATCTTGAGCGATAAATCCCCAGTGTAACCGCCACCGGTCGTAGTCAGGACAATTCTTCCAGCGGAACCGTTTTGGTTTTAATGCAACTACCAGATCGAGACAACTAGGTAAATCATCAATGTCAGTCTTCTCGCGACCGTCAGATAAAGTTTGAATGACATAACCGCAGACTTGATACCATGAGGTACCCCAAGCACTGACACCGCACCACCACTGATTATCATTGGCTGGTGATATATGACAACCTTCGATATAGGTGGCGTTCCCCGAATTGGTGCGGATGCTCATGTTGGGGTCACCAACATAAAGAATGTTATTGCTGGCACCGAGAAACGCGCGGCGCAGACTGCTGCCAGTGTCATACCAGAAAAAAGTCTGGTTGTTGTTGATGACATAATTGTTGGCGTAGATTGAGTTATTGGGAACGTGAAAGTCACCGCCATATACATTACCACCGCGTCGAACGTTTAGCACATCACAATCGAAACCGTTGTAGGAATATAGCCACCCACCGTTGTTGATTACGTGTAACCCGTTTACATAAACTTCTAGTCCATGAAGATAACTCGCTGAAAGATTACCGGACTGGTCAACTGTAAGCACATCACCGCTATTGTTGTTCCAAATGCGGAAGACGCCACCGTCAGCGTAGACGCACCACTGCCTTCCGGTGTTGTCAGTAAAGTAATAGTGGCCGTTGGTGTTGTTGTAGATGGTGCCGTTTAGTGTAATTGTACTCGCATTGTTGACAAGAAAACCTGAACCGTTCTCACAATTCACCGCAACATTACTAGCGTCCCACCCTATATAACCGCGACGAGTGCCGCCTTGCACTGTCCCGGATGGCATCCGAAACTCGATAAAGCCGGGAAGGGCACTGCTACCAGCAACAATGGAACACGAACCGGTACCTGCACCAGCATTTTGTGCGGTAACGCTAGCGTTACTCTGCAAAGTCCCAATATTTGTGTAGCCGCCTTGAAACGCAATATGACCTTCATTGGTGTAGTCGATCCACGCATCGACGTAACCACCCGCCCAATCAAAGTTGAATACATTAGAGTGAGTGGAACCACCGATCCCCGGCTTGCAGAGAATACCAGTAGCAGTGTTGAGCGATCCGGCGGCACTTACAGTGAAAACATTGGTCCCTGCATAGTTCTGCCACCACCAGCCATTCGGACTAGCAGCATTGCCCTGCTTAAAAACCATCGTGGTATTGTCGGCATAGATCATCGGGCCGCCGGTCGTATTGACATCACCACCGCCGCCGTAAAACCAGATACGCGCGCCTTGGATAATGATTTCACCGTTGGTGTTGAATACGATCTTCTGCACCCAAGCCGGGGCTGTCCCGGCTGCGGCACTCGGCGCAGTGTAAAACTGAAACCCGCCACTACCCATGTTTAGCGCGGCGGCTGGTCCTGTAGTGAGTAGCTTGGTGCCACCAGTCGCGGCATAAGCGTTCTGGAACAGAACACTACCGCCCATCCCAGTGATCGCGTTGTTAGCAATAATGGCCCCCGCTGCGGCGTCTGAAGGCAGCGTGTAACCTATCCCGATGGCGTTGTTGACCTGCACGTTTTGCGTGACTGCTAAATAGTCCCATATTTTGACCCAACGCCCTGGCCCACCAGTAGCCAATCCGGCCCCGATGATACTGAGCATATTAGCGTCATATCCACGATAATCGATTGTCCCAGCATTTCCCTCGTCGCCACTGTTTGTCTGCAGTCGCCAACGTGACGCTGAAAGACTTGCGTAAGTGGTGCTTTGACCAGGCCCAGTTCCCTGCTGAGAAATGTATAAACTAGTACTGTCAATGCTAATGCTCGGAGTTAAAGTAAGGCTACCGGCTGTTGTCGTATTGATGACAACTTTTGTGCCTTGTGCGGTATCAGTCCAGTTTTCAGTAGCGATAGTCTGTAGTTGAACACGCCCTCCCGCCGAATATCCAGTCGCGCCGTAGCCAGCAACCGCAATGTTGGAGAGGACATCGTTTACTTGGGTTGCCGTTTTTGCCGCATTGGTACCGCGCGCGGTACGGAAGGTAAGATTCGGCGGAACGCTGGTGCCAAACGTATCGAGTGTCAGCCGACCAACTAAGCCGTCAGCCTGAACAAGCTGAAGTACGCTACCGGCATACGGTGTAGGCGCGGCGGCAGCATTCAAATTGTAAGTGCCACTCCACAGGATTGTTTGTGGTGTAGTACCTGTATTGATTGTTAACCCAGCGCCTGCCTGATAGCTTCCCGCACCCGGAGTGCCTGTCGCACCCGTGGGACCCGTTGCACCTGTTGCTCCAGTGGCGCCCTGTGGACCGTTAGGCCCTGTTCCACCTGTAGGACCTGTTGGTCCTACAGCACCTTGCAAGCCAGTGTTACCCGTCGGGCCAGTGGGACCAGCGACACCTGTTGGTCCTGTCGGTCCTGCAGGACCTGACGGACCAGGCACTGTCGATGCATCACCTGTCGGGCCCGTGGCACCTGTTGAACCTGTAGGACCTGCAGGGCCAGTTGGACCAGTTGCCCCTACACCTGTCGGACCTGTGGGGCCTGTAGGACCCAACATCGCAGTGTTAGCGACAACCCACTGCTTGGACGAACCGTCATCAAAGTAAATGTATAACTGACCATTTGATGGTGCGCTACACCACCACAAATTACCAGCGACAGGCGGTGGTAAAGTTGGTGGGATGTCAGCAATGATGACAGAGGAACCTCCGCCACTTCCGCCAGGACCTGTTGGACCGATTGGCCCAGCAGGACCTGTAGCGCCTGTAGGACCCGTTGGCCCCGGAGGACCTGGTGGACCTACACCTCCACCCCCACCGCCGCCAGAGCCGATAGGCTGACCGTTGACAAAGAAACCACCTTTTGCATCGATACGACCGTCAGCGTTTATTTGACCCGTCGAGTGCGTCGTAGGCGTGTCGAGCGTCACACTTTGTGACGCTTTCAGAGTGTTTGTTTGAGTGTCAGTGTTGAATGCCTTCCCCTGCACTGTCAGGGGGTTCTGTGGTGTCGAAAACTTAAAGGTTCCGCCAGATGACGGATTGAAATCCATGTTTGTGTTGCCATCTTGTGTCCTTAGCTGCCATGAAGTGGTGGACACATTAGGCAGTGCATTTGGTGTCGAACGAAACCCCGGAAAAAAGAAACCATCACTTAAGTCGTGCATACGATTGGCAAACTGTTCCTGCACACCCCCTTTTTCGTGCCAGTTGTCAATCGAACGTGAGGCAAAGACTGTCAGTCCTTCGTCACCTTTTTTGATTGGGATGGTCATCGCCATCCCACTTCCGCCCATATAAAACGCGGGCATCGATTTCAGTTGTGGGATTTGCTGCCACTTCATACTGCCGTCACGATTAACGACAGCGAGTTTTATCGCAACGTTACCATCGACAGTATTGGCTTTTGGATCGTTGCCTTGCGCAATTGTTGGCATCGCTGTGAACATACGTGACTGAGACGCTTCGTTACCCTGCCGGGTCGCTTCGTCCCAGTCGTAGTAGCGTTCAGTGTCGGTAAATATTCCCTTGTCGGCCATCGCGTCCTCAAGGCGTCAGTAAATACACATGACCATCAACACCAAGATTGGTGAAGGTGGGGATCATATCTGGTGACACGCCCGGTCCCTGTGTCATCACTTCAATTGCCGCTTGAGCAGCCACTTCTAAATAACCAAATTGTTCGATGACATCGCACCCCGTCACAAGGGCTATGCCGTTGATGATAGGCACATAAGCGACACTATCCCAAATGTCCAACACCCAACACTGAGTGACATTATTCCACTTAAACAGCAGTGCATATTCGACACCATTCCACGCAACCCGCTCAGAAAATGGTCGAGAGTTACGTGTCGGTATTTCAGACACTATCATGACAATAAATTACTCCCTGTAGACGAGGGCAATTCAATACCCTTGGTCGCTAAGTTGCCACTGAAGCTGTCATTCGTGCGCGCTATCTCCTGGGTTTGTTGCGTGCTACCTTGATTAGGTTGATCTACTGTCTGAGGACCATTGTCAGCGTTAGTGGAAGTTTCACTTGGATTTGCTTGGTCTTGTGGGTTGCCTGACATTGTGGAGACTTCGACAGTTTGAGTGCCAACAATGATCACTTGGCGACACCCAATTTGCGCCATCAGTGAAAATTCCGATTTTTCGTCAGTGGTGACAACAAGCCGTTCAATCAACATATTTGAGTAAATGCGTTTGCCAGTAATGACATCAAATGGGATCAGCATAGCCTGAAGTGATAACAGAAACCCGTACACACCACTTTCAGCAGACAAGTCACCAGCCCAAGCACTGGACCAACCTGCAGTGATTTGCAGTGATGTTGGCACCTTGAAAGCGTGATCTGCGATTGGCGCGCCTTGTTCGACCGGGTGGTCAGTTATGTGTAATTCGTCAGTCGCCTGCTCCTCAATCGTCACTTGCGCGATAATGCCACCAATGGAACGACCATAAGGACGAAATAGTGCAGGGATGAACCGGGAGGCTGCTCCCAGTGCCAAACCTGCCACTGAAGGCATTACGGAGGCCATCGTCAGTTACCCTGCGTTTTGTTCATTTGCCACCCAGGACCTGTTCCACGCTGATTGTGAAGTTTGTGGTATGACTTGATTGTTGTTATCCAAACCCACACAAATCAAATCCATATACCAAGGTTTGCCTCGAGTATCACCAGTGATTTCCATCATGACGATTTTATAATCACCCGTTGGTGACGTTGCTTGTGGGATTTCAATGTCAGCGCCATAACGCGCTGCTGATTGAGCAGAGGTGTCAGCAGTCATTGGTTGACCACCAGGTTGAAACGCGACACCTGCAATCAATTTGTTGTCCAGTTTGATGCGACCACCCAGTTTAATTTTGGGATTGATCAGACACTGACATTGAATACCGTTTGGTGTGTCCTGTGGGATATTCACAAGACCAGTTGTTGGTGACAAAACCACTGCTTCACCTGGCAAGTATTCCTGTTGTTTGACCATGTAGACTTGACCTTGGTCGACCCAGAACTCACAACCATATTTTAGTGCCATCTGACGTATGTATTGTTGAGTGGATCCTGCAATCACCCAAGGGCGCACTAAAGTTTGACTACCCACGTTGTCTGACATGTGACCAAGTGGAAAACCAGTGTCTTTTATCAGTAAGTTGATGGCGTCTTTTTCAGTGGTGCCTTTGTCGATACGCCGAAATGAAGTGGCAGAATTCAAATTGTCACCATCACCCGCGATGATGTCTAAATAAGTATCGACTGCATTCTCCTTGCCGTGGCGATACTGAACGACAGTACCATCAAACACTTTACCAAAATTGGCAAAACGATAGCCCACTGACAACTGCACACGACCAAACTGAATGATTTTGTCACGTGTCTCAGGTGACAGATTGTAGATGCGAGCCTCAAATAAGTCAGGTGTCGATTGCGTGCGTTTATGCACGTTAAACGTCACTCGCAACATACCCAACTCAAGGCCGGAGCCATCTTGTGGTGTACTAGATTGTTGTGGAGCTTCAGCTGTCACTTGTACGTCATCAAGTTCAGTCGATGGTACCTCATCAAGTGGTGTTGGTCTCAGTAAGCGCAACTGACGACCCAACATCCTCCGCCTTAGTTCTTCATTGTTGATAGGAACCGACGCGAGGAACCGTTGTTGCGCAGGTTTGTCACCACCGCCACCATAGTCAGTGCCTTGTGTTCCAGTCGCCTGACCGCTCGCACCACCATAAACAATAAGTGAAATTTGACGTAACCACTGGGCATCATTTGATGGACCACCACTATAGGGCATTTGACGCCCTGCCAGGTAATCCATCATTTGTGTAGTCGAGAAACCACCTGCATAAGCGCCTTGTGAAGGCATCATCTGAAAAGCCAGCTTTCGCCAGTTTTCAGTCAGCATATTGATTTCAGTTGCGTCAGCCATTTACGCCACCATCGTTCGCATGTTGCGCAGGTGCGTTGCAGCGGTACGTGACTGCGTCTGTTCTATTTGACGTGCGACAGCGTGTGAGTCACCACCATGCACATTGATAGTCACTTTATGATCGGAATTGATGTTGACTTTCTTGTCACTATTCGCAGTCGATCCCAAGTGACTTGTTCGCATTTTGCTTTCAGTCGTCTCCATTTGCTTACTTAGTTTCACTGACATTGTGGTCAGTTGTCTAGTGGCAGCCATCCAGGCAGGAATTTCGTTGTGATTGCTCAGTTGTTTCACTTTGTTGGACATCGCATCGACAATCTGGTGACTGGCCCGCTTCAGTCTCTCAAGTGGTGAGTCATGGTCAGTGATCCCTTCAAAGTACTTAGAGTACTTCTCCTCAATTTCCTTCTTTTCTTTATCTGATGGTCCGCCACGTCGAATGCGTTCCGCTTCCGACATCTCGTGCAATGATGACCCACCAGTTGTTGGTGTAGTTGGTGTCTGACCCTTTTCACCACCCACTGAACCTTCAGTGGCTTGTTTTGCATTTGTCGTTGCGTGTTGCGCGTTTGTTTGTGCTTGTGTAGCGTTAGTCTGTGCTTGCTGTTTTACTACCTGTGCTTGTTGCGCGTTCCATCCTTCTTTTTCAGTAGCAACACGAAACATCATGTCATGACGATAACGATATCCCACCTGATCAGGACGACCACCCCAACCACCTTGTCGACCGTAGGACTCCGCGCCTCTTGAGTCACCACCAGTGATAAGTGTTGCATGACCTGAAGCGCCCATCGATGGCGCTGAAATACCAACGACTGGATTACCTTTTTTAGCGAGTTCAATCGCTTCTTTTTCACTGACTTGTCTGCCCCAATTCCGCCAAGACGCTGCAGTGTCAGAAGCGGCTGGTGTCTTAAGTCCGGCCTGACGCATGGTTGACGTGACAAAACCCGCACACCAAGCAGAAAGATGAGGATCGAGTTTGTCACCACCTGCGCGTAAGTAATTCATAATGGCAGTGCGGTCTTTAGCGACAGTCATGCCATTCATCTGCAGCGCGCGGTCAACGACATCATGATATGAACCACTGCCAGCAAATGAACCACCACCTGAAGGAGCTCCGCCACTTGAAGGAGCTGAAATCGTTGGAGTTTCAGTCGCGAATAATCCACCCGATGTCTTTAACTGAGCAAACGCTCTCTGAGTAGCACCACTACGAGTGTCAGGATTAGACCAAGGTTGCAGGCCACGTGTTTGATAAAGATGTGTCGCCATTTGCGCCTGAACTTCAGGCGTCATCATCGTTTTCTGAAGATCGAGGTGTAGTGCTTTTGCTTGATCGAGCAGTGTCGCTTTTGTGATCTGAAAGGCGCCGACAGGTGAGTGACCAGTTTTACCTGCAGCGTGCGCTGCATCGAGTTGCTTTTGTTGATAATCAGCAACTTGCTGCAGTGTCATATGCTCGAGGTCTAGTGCTTTGCCACCATAATCAATGTTGTACTTAATATTGCCTGACTTATCTAGTGTACCTTCACCCTTGGCAATGGCTTTTAGTGCAGCTTCTGACAACCCACCTTTAGTGACACCTGTTGATGTAGTGCCACCACCATCACCACTGGTAGTCGGTGTTGATGTAGTGCCACCTCCTGAAGAACCACCACCCTTGTCACCACCATCTGCTGATGCTCCGCCGCCACCTCCACCGGCTGCTTTACCAAAACCCATCCTTTCGAGTGTTTGTTCACCAAGTTCGACTATTGGGTGGTTCGATGGGTCACCAGCAACCCACGAAGTGAAGGCAAGAAGTAAATGATTGACCGAGCCAATAACCCCTTCACCACTAAAGGTTGACTGAATTCCTTCACTTATGTTTGGTTTAGTTGGTGCGCCAGCAGGTGGTGCACCATATGGTTTACCAGTTTTAGGATCGATACGTGCTTTGGCTTTGTCGCTTAATTCAACATTAGCAGCACCAGCTGGCGGACCGAAAATCCACTCCAGCACCGCGTCCATCGCGTCGCCGGTAATGTACTTATCAATCAGTGCACCAACAGCTATACCACCACCAAGTGAAGCTAAACCAGCAGCAACTGTGCCAAGTGCAGACATAACTGCAGTGCCACCAATCGCAGCTAAAGCCTCTGCAGCACCACCAGCCGCTGTCGAAATTCCTGCAATAAGCCCTCCCAACCACAAGGCAGCTTTGCCTATGTCAGTCAGGGCACCGACGACTTGTCCACCAAGCTTAACCCCCATAAGTATCAGGAGGCCTTCGACAATTGTGTCTATGTGGGACAGTGCCCACTCAATTGAAGGAAGTAATGCATCGACACGATCTAAAAACGCAGTGAATTTTTGTTGTGCGTCATCTGACGCCATCCAGTCAGCAAACTTGTTGGCAATGTTTGTGATCGACTGAAGGACTGAGTGTCCCTTGTCATCAGTATGCGTGAGCATCTTGATGACAGAGACTTCAAGTGTCTTACCTATTCGCCTGAAGGACTCTTCAGCATCGTCGGACGCGTCAGTGACTTGTTTTAGTCCTTTTTCTCCTTCGTAGCCAAATCGTCTGTAGATATCAGTCGCTTCGTTAGCGAAGCGATTTTGTCGGTCCCAGAAGTTAGCAATCGCGCGGACATTATCCGACAGTCCGCCTTGCATCGCTTCCAATTGGTTGCGATACGCAACAACATTGGGATCGTTTTCGTTACCATACTGTTTTAGTAGCTGGTTATAACGCGCACCAGCCTTTTGCATAAAGTCGTCAAAATCAGTGAACTGTTGGTGAATGATACCGACAGCGCGCGAATGCTGACCAGGCTTTCGCATCGTGTCCATAAAGGAACGAAGCGCAGCATCAGCCTGCTGAGCTGACATATGCGCGCCAATAAACCTGGCGCGCAATCGTTCAATCGCAGTCGCTGCAGTATTTGTCTCTCTTGCCAGCCCACCCAGTTGCGACATATTGGAAGTCGTGCGTCGAACAAATTCCTCGACACTGACTGCCGCCGCAACAACAGCAAGTCGGAAGGCGTTTAGATGTTGAACGCCCCCTTTGATATTGTCCTGAAACTTCTTGGCTGAAGCATCATCAACAAGATACTTCAGTTTGATGACAAACGACTGTAGTACATTCTCAGCCACGGTTCGCTTCCTCCATCGCTTGGTTGAAGCGGGCTTCGTTCTCTTGTCTCACCTCCAGAGCTTCATTCATTCTTGCCACGTCAACAAGTGACAGTGTGCCGTCTATCAGCGACTCATACTTACACAACCCTTCGAGGACGGGTCGCATGACCCAGTCCTCCTCTTCGTTCATTGTTGCATAAGTAATGGCGACGGCAATGCCTCTTCCCCCAAACTGTTGGTTTGGGGTGCGGGAAAAAAACTCCCGAGATTGTCCTGAATAACAGTGAACGCCAATTGAAGCATGGTGGTCATTTCCATGGTGTCAAACATCAATTGGCCTTGTGGTGTAGTGATAGGCGTGTACTGACGACCATTCCACACTGACACTACACCAAGACAAGTCCTTAGTATCCACTCACTGTCCTCTTTTGTCATTTCAGCGACAGCGTGTGCGATGGGGCCCAATTGTTTCCACCATGAGTCACCGCCAATCTGTTGACCTGACAGATTGGCGAATGACTCACCCAACCCAGAGAACAGCGGCATAAGTTTACGTACCAAGTGAAACTGGGTGAAGGCATCCAGTTTCCCAGTACGATACTTAGTGCCCTCGATTTCCACTTCCTGCATGTTGCGCCTCCTGCAGTGTCAGTGCGTTACTGAACGACTACGCCAGTTGGTACAGCCGCTCCAGCACCCAAGACAAAATCGGTTATTCCGCTGTGGAAAGTCCACACCATTTCGCCGCCTTCTTTTGCGTAAGTCACGTCTGCAAACTTCGCAAAAGCACACTGCTGACAGGTCACCACGTCATTCAGTGCTTGGTCACGGATGGAGATGGTGTTGAACCCGTACAGCGCTGACGCTGAAGTATCGCGCGCGTACATTTGCGACAGGATCTGATTGGTGGGTGAAGTCTTCAGCAGCCGGATGGTGATGTTCGCACCCTTGCCCGCGTGCAGTGAGTGCATGACTTGACCATCAGCACCAATCGTCATCGTGGACTTATCCTCGACCATGGTGATCGAGATACCACCTTCACTGGAGCCTGAACCAGAACCGAGAGTAACAGTTCCGTTTGGGCCGGTGACTGACGCAGTAACATCGAGAAAGCTGTAAGTGGGCATGGGAGACACCTCTCTCTACGAATTTACGTGACGCCTACGATTAGAAACACACATAGCCGCCGGCCTACGGTCGCTGACGCGTATCAACGACAATTTACGTGTCGGAACACGTTTTGCGTTTCCGCGCGTCAGCGAACGGCCCACGGCGTTTACGCACCTCCTTAGTGACTCAACGGTCGTCCCTGTCGCCATCCTTCAGGGATCGGCCATAGACGTAGTAAGTCATTGAAATGACTTACCTATTGACATTTATAAGTACGTCAGCAAAGTGGACGGCACCGGCCAGTTTCACTGCAATCTGGATAAGTGGCGCGATACGCGCTTCACGATCCGCTTCATTTTGCGTGTCCACTGAATTGGCAAAACAGTACCACCCGTTTGCCAACAGGTCTCCCTGGTTCAGTGTACCGAAACCAGGCGCATTCCAAATACCTTCAGCGATCAGGCCATTAGTGAAGGCTTGCGACAGACCACTGTCAGCGCGATTGACCAACAGGTGGACACCTGCATTTGTCTGTGGCACCTTGGGTGCCTGGTACAGCAAGTTCCACATGTCGTTTTGAATGCGATTGGCGAGCCAGTCGAGGCCATGAATTTCATCAAAATACGCACGCCCCGCCATGACACCTTCTTGGTTGATCGCAGCGCCGTTGTTGTACTGCGCGTAGACATTGCAGCGTTTGGCCGTCAGTGTAGAAGCTTGAGTCGCTGACAATAGCTCGGGTGACACACCAGGTTCAATCTTAAACTTCATCGTGATAGTGGTGTTGGACCCTTCAAAGTTTACTGTCAGTGCGCGACCAAAGAAACTGCAAATGGCGTACTGATTGCTGAGGGAGTAGGAAATCACCGTTCGCATGTAGCCGGCGCCGGAACATACTGAAGCAATGTCAGTCGCATTGGTGGGATCAAGCACAATGGCTTCACTGGTGGTGATGCCATAAATGTGTTTGTCAGTCGCCGCTTCGATGTAGCCACAATTGGCGACATGTTGCGCATCTGTCAGTGGGACTGACGCTGCAAAGAATGCAGCGTACCAACCACGACCGTCGAGACGTGCAAGTGCAGCGACCGGGGTTTCAGGAGCTAGACCAGGCGCTGAACGAAGTGCAAGTGCCTGAGTCATAAACAACATCGCTGACAGATCAGTCGTACCACCCGGCGGTGAAGGTGCCGTCATAAACCCGACTGACGAGGTGATACCAGTAGTACCGGAAGTCATTTTGAATGACTGACCCGTCCAGACAAAAGTCGTCGCAGGTGCTGACGCCTGAAGTGCCGTCTGAATGATCGATGCCACCGTGTTCATATTGAGCGCGGCTGTCAAATTGACGCCAGTAATATGAATAGCTGGCGCACCATCGACTGACACATTAAACGCGCCATTAGTGATGGTTGTCCAGTTACTGAGGATTTGATTTTGCAGTGGAAGTGGACCACCTGTCAGTGACCCTTTGGTGGCGATGCGTGCCCAACCACCAATAAACAATGTGGAGGGTTTTGGTATCTGCGAGAAAAACAACACGGCAGCATTGTACTCAGGAGCCGCTGTCGTAAAGTCGGCCTGCACGTCTTCAATCGCGTTGTACTCACGGATGCCTTCACTTGAGTCGATGACACCCGCCGTGTCACCAAGGATCATCAGCGTGTCAAACCGCTGCGTGGGGATCGCCTGTGGCGAGAAATTGACAGTGACATCAACAACGCGAGAGACTGACAAACCTTGCATGACGGCTCTCCTATTAGTCGAGTGGCGCTACCTGATGAACATTACCAGTGTCTATTGGTGCTTCTAGCACACTGTCATCGCGTGGGTCATTGCCATAAATGACAGCTTGCGCACGCACCAGATTACGAACTGGATAAGTAAAGTGGCAACGTTTTCTTAGCACTAAGTTGACATCCAAACGATTGACCCAACGTAATTTGATTAACTCAGGTGCGCGAATAGGTTCAGTCGTCTCAAGCAGTGCGACATCATTTGCACGCATGATGGCGCGATTTTGTTCGACGTACAGTCCACGTCTTAAATAGGAGAAGTAACGATCAACATTGGGGCCGTAAAACGACACTAAAATTGTGTCTTGTTCAGTCTCAGACATGACAGTGTTGCCAAGATCACTGTCACCAGTATCCACATGGTGCTGGTAAGGTTCAAACTCAGTGGAAATGTTAGTGACACCAAATGCTACCCAGTCAGTGTGTAATTCAGGTAAAACGGGTTCCTCTGGCTGCCAGCGTGGGACGACTGAAGTGTCAGGCATCCCAGTGACACCTGCAATCAAATCGTGCAGGAAGTCGTCCCACGCGTCATCAAACAGTGGCTGCGGACTCGCTTCAGGACCAAGATAGCCTGCAGTCGTGCTGTCAGGAACCCAAGGCATGTTAGTGGACGCGGAACGGCACTGGGCCCAGTCGTGTCACGCTGGCGTTGCGTTGTATTGGTGCCAGTGGCGGTGGTGCGACCATCACGTCAGCATCCAACAACTCCTTCAGTTGTTTGGCAGCGTCACCATGCACTTCGGCTAAATGTTTGTATTGAGTCTCCTGTGGTGACTCTTTTTTTGCTGGTGCTGGAGCTGGATGGTCACCATGCGTCTGAGCATCTTGCGCGCGAGTACGCGTAGCAGGTTTTTCGTCAGTCGCCGGCTTGACTTGTTCATTGTAATAATCAGCAAGTGACTGGTGGTACTCCATGTTGCGTGTCAGTCGCCCACGGGTTCCTGCATCCATGTTACTCTCCTACTTGTTAGTGAACTTCTTTGTGATCGTGTAGCTAATCGAATTGATCCAGTTGCCTTCATCGATCAGTGGTGTCACATCACTGTCCATCAGCACTGGTTTTCCACCAACCATCACCATGCGACCTGCAGCGCGTCTGGCAGCACTAATGCGCGTCTCACCTTTCATTGGTCGACCCGCGCGACGTGACTGATGGCGGCGCCAACGTGCAGCAATCGTGGCAGGTTTCAGTGGTGGTGGGAGTTTACTACGAACGCGTCGTTTGATCCCTGACACAGCCGCTTGCGCCGCTTTTTGTAAGTTATTGTCAACAGCGCGTTCGTCACTGCCAGTGAGTGAAATTTGCACAGCTGCTGACGCTGCAGCATTCAAGTATGGCATCCACTGTTGGCGCGACTCCATCACTCCGGGAGCGAGCCAAGGACGTGCAGGCATGTTAGTGGCGGGTGAGCCTGTCTCAAACAGGTACCCAAGTGCAGCATTGGATATCTCACCAGGACGTTCCTCAGCATCAGCGGGTATGCCGATAAACACTTCCTTACCCACGAGTGACTCAATTTGGTCACTCAGCTTCTGAACGTAGTCGGCCTCAATTTTGATTTCGATGTCCATCAGTCATCCTACACGCGTACCTGTAGTGATGCTGCGCTGACGTAGGAGAATTATCCTGCCAATGCCCTTTAGGGGTCTCACCGTTAGTTCAGGCCCTGGCTTCTTAAGCTGTACCGACAGGAAGCTTCAATCCGAAAACGTCACAGGCCATTTAACACAACAACGACGCGAGGCGAAAGGACATCTATTCGCTATCGTTATCGTCTTCATCGGTGGACCCAGAGAACGACTCCTTCAGTGATTTTTTGTACTCTGCCACGTAGTCGTCTATCTGCTGACTGATCTGACGTTTGACTGCGAGTGACACTGAGCTTCCGGGAAGCGGATCGTCTTCGTGAGTCTCCAGTTCCTGTGGGTTGGTAGGAGTAGGATCCGACATAATTTTCCCTCGCCAGTGGAGAGTTGTACCCAATGCGTGAGTGAAACCCATCAAACAGATAAATGTCAGTGACACCAGTGTCTGGATTTAGGATCATTGTCAGTGTCTTGGGTTTTAATTGACGACCCACTTCTGCTGACACTTCCTCTAATGCACGTTGTTTGCGTTGCATAATCGCAATCGCTTTTGCTTGATTATGCGCTGCTTTTTCCTCTTTAGTCATTTGTGTCAGTTCTTCAGTTTCTTCATCACCAGGCTCACCAATCGTCGCACGCCATTGCTGAGCTGACTTAGAGTTTGACGCCTGACCAGTCTTAATCTCATAGACATGATCACCGCCACGCATATCGACTGGATAATTAGCAGCTTTATTGTTAAGTGCGACTGCATCACCAAGCTTCAGGTGGTTTCGAAGATACGAGAGCGCGATTTCTTCACCGAGTTTTCCGGCCGCTTGTTTTCCCAATTTGGAAACTTCACTGGTACGTCCGGTCCAGGCTCTTTGTTCGGTCTCCCGTAGTTTAGGACCACTTCCACTTCCACCAATCGAAGGCGTGGGCGATTTCTTTCGTGGCGCCTGACCCGTTCCACCAGGCGCTTCACTAAAACGATTAGGATGCTTAGGGTCACCACCGCGAGGATGCTCACTTTCCACGAACCCCTTATCAGTCGTTCGTGTAGGTAATACGAAGTGGTAGGAAGTCATCACTAGTCCTCGCGGTTACGTCACTTCGTAGTCTTTGCCGATCACTGAACGCGGTAGTGGTAGCAGTAACTGACTGCCAAGCACCCGTACAAAGTCTATTTCTAGTGCTTGTGGGAACGCGTCGTTATCGACACCGTAGCGACCAGCCCAAGACCCACCAATCCCGAGGTTGAGTAACACGTGAGCGGGTGGTGCAGGTGACCCGTCATCCCACACCCAATCATATATGCCACTCAGGATCAGCCCACCATCACAATAAATTGTGAAGTTGGGTCGCTGATAACGCAGTGCGATAGTATGGAAGTCGTCAGCAAAATCGAATGGCGCGTACCAGTAAGACCACTCACCATTAAAGTTGTCAGCGGTCTGTTTCCACTCATACTTCTGTGGGTTGTTTTGCCAGTCATGTACGATACACCCACAGTGTAACATCATGGTGGTGTCGTCTTGACCATTATTGACGATTTCCATCATGTCGATTTCAGGGGGCCAGCGCACACCATTGATGTCATCAGGTGGCCGAGCGTCAGCGGCCAACCAAAACGCAGGCCACACACCAAGCCCACGTGGTGACTTAACACGAGCTTCAAAGTAGAA